ATGTTCTAACAACACTAAAAAAGATCATGTGCGAAGATATTAGAAAACAATGGTCTTGGATCATGGTGCCCCTTGACATAGAAGCAGAAATCACACCGATTGATGGCAGTTGGCTGGAAAAGGAGAAGATTGCGACATGAAAGAAATTGATAAGGAGATATAGATGCCTCTACATATTGATTACAGGCCAACCGGGCTTGATCAAATTGTGGGAAACAAGTCCACAGTTCAGGTTTTAACTGAATTGTTAGACAGAGATCGTAAAGATATCCCTCATACTTACCTTTTTCATGGTCCTTCGGGTTGTGGAAAAACAACTCTTGCTCGGATTATGTCTGATGAATTGGGTTGTGTCAATATCGATCGAAAAGAATTCAACACGTCCAATACTGGCGGAATTGACATGGCCAGATCGGAAATAATTGAAAACATGCGATTCAAACCTATGGGCGGTTCAGTTCGGGTATATATTATTGATGAATGTTTTGCTAAAGGAACAAAAATACAATCTGATAAGGGGGAAATCAACATAGAGGATGTTTGTCCTGGAGATTTTGTTTATAATTTGGATGGATTAGCTACCGTAAAAAAAGTTTTTATTCAATCAGTTCCATTGAAGCAAGTGACAAAAATAAAGATTGACAATAAAATACTTTTTTGTTCTGCAAACCATCTTTTTTTTACTGAAAATGGATGGATTAGAGCGATAGATTTAAAGCCGAAAGACGTGACTTTTGTCTTTTCTGGTACTATGGTGTATTCCAGGAGGCAAAAAAATGAAAAAAATATGTCAAATTTGCGGGAAGGAATTTACAGCACGAATCAACAAACAAGCAACATGCTCCAGATCATGCGGCCAAATATTGAGGAGGAAAAAGGAAGGTGTTGGACACGAAGAAAAACGCTTTTGCGAATATTGCGGGAAATCTTTTTTAACAATAATAAAAAAGAGAAGAACAACCAGATTTTGCAGTCAGACTTGTGTCGGGAAATGGAGAATGCAACAGACAGAAGTCAGGAAGAAAATATTTACAGACGAATGGAGGAAAAAGGTTTCGGAAGGACACAAAAGATTTCACAAGGAAAATCCAATAAGATCAGAAGAAGTAAGAAAAGCATCTTCAAAAAGAATGATCAAAAACAATCCAGGACAGAATCCCAAAACAATAGAAAAAATGAAACAAACAAAAAGAATAAATGGAACATTAAATATTTGGCCTGGGGAACGAGGAGGAAACGGAAAGACCACCCCTCCACAAGAAAAGCTATCCCTCGCTTTGGGTTGGGAAATGGAGTTGCCGATTTCTTTAGGAAAACGAAAAAAAGGATACCCAACTTGTTACAAAGTAGATTTGGGAAACAAACGATTAAAAATGGGAATAGAAGTAGATGGCAGGGGACATCGTACGAAAAAAGCGCAATTAAAAGACAAGAAGAAAATGGATATGTTAGAAAAGCTAGGGTGGAAAATATTGAGGTTTACAAACGAGGAAATAATGACCGATCTTTCCAAAGTATTATTGGAAATAAAGAAAGAAATCAAGGATTTATAGAATTCTATGATTTAGAAATAAGGGGACATTCTTCTTATTTTGCTAATTCTGTTTTGGTGCATAATTGCCACCAAAGTTCTCGTCATTTTCAAAACGCTATGTTGAAGCCTCTTGAAGATGCTCCATCACATGTATATTTTTTGCTTTGCACAACTGATCCTGATAAATTATTAAGGGCAATTCGATCCCGTTGCCATTCTCTTCCAGTTTCCCCGTTAAGTGATAAGGAAATGTTATTCTTGCTCAGAAGGACTTGTCGCCAAGCCAAAATAAAAGGCATGGGAGAGGTTCTGAATTTCATAGTTGACAAAGTAGAGGGGATTCCTAGAGATGCTTTAATTTTGCTTGATCAAGTTGTTGGGATGGAAACGAACAAGGCTCTAGAAATCATCAGTCAGGCTCATATAGGAGAACAGGTAATTGGATCATTAGCCCAGGCTATTAATAAGCGAAACTGGTCTGCTGTTAGACAGATAATAGAAAATTTATCTCCTGATGAGATAGAATCAGTCCGCCGTGGAATTCTAGGATATTTTACAAAAGTTTTGCTTGGCGGAAATGGTTTTGGAGCGGATGTGATAGACGCTTTTAGCAGGCCATTTTATGATTCCGGCAAAGCTGGTCTAGTATTGGCCTGTTGGGATTTGATAAATGAAAAATGAAATAAATTAAGCCTGGACCATACGGGTCAAGCTGAAGTAGGTTATAATAAGAATAAGGAGGAACTGAATGAATATTGAAATAGAATGTCGTGTTCGATATTTTGACAATGATTACAAGACCATTGTCACCCATCACCGAAGAACAAAGGAAAACATCGTCTTAAATAATAAGCAAAATAATTTCATCTCTGTTTCCCCAATAAACTGTATTGATTCCATTGAAAAAGAACCATCGAAAGAAATGAACCATTCTCTTATGCTAGCCATAGCCGAATGGACAAGAAGCGGATCAGATAATCTATTCAATTAATTAAATCATATAGGAGTGATTCTTGTCTTTGACTCCATTAAAGTCTATTCGTAAGGAATGTTTGTTTTGCATGGGAAAACGGCCAAAATTTGTCAGTGAATGTAAAGACTTTGAATGTGAACTGCATCCGTACAGGTTTGGCAAGCGTCCAGTCGGTTTGCAACATCGCCCGCTTAGGGCTATTAGAAGATTTTGTCTTGATTGCGTTGGGGGATCATCAAAGAAAGTTAGAGAATGTTCCGGGAAACTGATGAACGGGACAACTTGTTCGCTTCATCGGTTTCGATTTGGGAAGAATCCCAGGCTGAAAGGAAAAGGCAATGTGAAAAACCTCAAAAAGAACAAAAAATCCCCCAATCAGTCTCCGATTTTGATTCAAGAAGAGGTTAAAACAAGGAGAAATGGCCTACCCCCTACCCCAAGACGTAGAAGGAGAAGAAAGTAAAAAAATGCCAGAAGCTATTAAAAACAATTTCAATGCCGGAATGAAAGGAAAGAGGCATTCTAAAGAGACGAGGGCAAAAATATCCAAAGCCCATAAAGGAAAGAAACTTTCTAAAGAGACGAGGGCAAAAATATCCAAAGCCCATAAAGGAAATAAACTTTCTAAAGAAACAAGGGCAAAAATATCCAAAGCCCATAAAGGAAAGAAACTTTCAGAGGAAACGAAAGCCAAAATGTCCAAAGCCCGTAAAGGAAATAAACATTCTAAAGAAACAAGGATAAAAATGTCCAAAGCCCGTAAAGGAAATAAACATTCTAAAGAAACAAGGATAAAAATGTCCAAAGCCCATAAAGGAAAGAAACTTTCAGAGGAAACGAAAGCCAAAATGTCTTATTCTCATGAATTGAGGTGGGCGAAAATAAAGGCTAAGCAAAAGGAGGAAATAATTAGTGAAGAAAATTGAAAATTGGGAAGAACGAATAACAATTAATCCAGACGCTTTGGATGTAGAATTCCTCGGACAAGCTGAATTAATGCTCAATATTTGCCAAGAAACGGCCATAGCCAAAGAAAAATTGAATTATGCTAAGGAAAAACTTGATGTAGAAAAGGCCAAAGCCGCTAATCGGGCCAGGGGAGAATTAGACAAACCTACAGTGGCGGCAGTAGATCAATTTATAACTTTGGATAAAGAAGTTCTTGATCAGCAAGAAAAATTACGTCGGGCTCAATTTGAATATGATCTGTTATCAGGAGCGGTTAAGGCAGTTGATCAAAGAAAAACAGCCTTAGAAAATCTTGTTAGGCTTCATGGTCAACAATATTTTGCAGGGCCAAGCGTTCCGAGAAATTTATCGGAGGAGGTAATAGATAGAACTCGTCGAGATCGAGATAAGGCTAAAATGAGACAAAGAAGGGAAAATAGAAGAAAATGAATGAAGAAATAAACTATATTGAAGAACTAGAAGATGGGAGAACCTTTATCTATTACAAAGACGGAACTGTTGACACTTTATCGGAAGAAGAATCTTTAGAAGTATTTACAATATTTCTAGATGAATTCCCAATAACAGATGAACCAATAAATCAAAGAGGAGGAAATGATTGATGAAGAGAAATAATGACAGGGAAGCTCGAAGGCAAAGAGCCAGAGAACGACACAAACAACGAATGAATGACCCCCGAAGGTCCGGCCAGGGCCGGGGAGTCGCCTGTCTGAAACCCGGAATTGGGATTCCCATTTACAAAGTAAGAGACGGTCGAAATAGAATCGTCATAGTTCCTTGGACGGTTAGAACCAATAAACATCCAGATTATATCAGAAATGGAGATTATCCCGCCAAGGGAGATGTCGAGTCTATGATGGACGTTTGGGTCCATCCGAATGTCGGGCCGATGGATGAAGATGTTCTTTGCCTAGCTAACATGTTTGGCCAATCTTGTCCTATTTGTGAGGAGAGAAAAGACTTATTCGATCGAGGGGATAAGGACAATGCCGTTCCTCTTTTCCCCAAGCACCGTATTTGGTACAGAATTTTAGACTTGATTGAAGACGATGGTCAGTTGCAGCTTTTTGATAGTTCGGAATACATGTTCGAGCGAAATATCAAAAGCCACATTGAAATTGAAGGTGATCCTGACCTTGAATATTGGATGGATGAAAAAGAGGGATGTGAAATTCGCTGGCATAACGCCAAGAAAGGAAAATTTCCTGATTATACAGCATTTAGCCTCAAGCCGCATGGAGGGATAGATCAAGAATTATTAGATGAAGGTCCAAGTCTTGAGGAATGGCTTGTCATTCCTACATATGAGCAGGTCCAAAAAAAGTTTTTTGGTTTGGTTGATGATGAAGAGGATCAACCTGATGATGAAAAAGAAAGTAAACCAAGCAGAAAGGAATCCAAATCAGAAGACGATAATGAAGAAGGAGGTCTCGAATCAAACTCTGAACTAAAAGATGATGATTTGGAAGACAAGCCTGAAATTGAAAAAAAACGTGGTCGGAGAACAAGAAAAAAGAAAGAAGAAAAGGAAACAGACAATCAGTGTCCCAATGGCTACAGATTCGGACATGATTTTGATGTCAAGTCAAAGTGCGGCAAAGGTGATTGCGATGATGAAATTTTCGATGCTTGCGGCGCACTTTGGGAAACATTGGATGATGATTAATGGTCGGTAATTAATTGAGGACCGGGGTCTTGATAAAAGGAGGGTCAAGACCCCAATAAAATAGAAGATAAAAATGACAAAACAAAGAAAAAAGGACAAAACATTGGCTGAACAAATCAGGAGCAGGGCTGAAAAAGGTTCTTCTTGTCAATTTGAAGAAAAAATCAATCGAGAAAATCTTGTTCCTACTGGTTCCACGTTATTAAATTTAGCTTGTTCCGATAATCTTATCGGAGGCTGGCCATTAGGTAAAGTAGTCAATCTTATTGGGGATTCAAGCAGTGGAAA